GGCCCAAACCGCAAAAAATCCAACGGACTTAGTTCAGGCCTTGTGTAAACTAGCTTCGTCAACTTCTGAGGCGGCGTAAAAGTTGTAAAGTGCTGATAACTACTGAATCCTTTCAAAATTGCGGCGGCTGATAGTCCGGATAGATCCATGACGGTAAATGCGTGCTGGCCAATTCACTAAATCCAGGTCAATGATTGGTTCTGGGTAACACCTGCAGTTCGGACAGCACCCAGCATGGTAATACCCGAGTGAGTTGCGATAGGGTTTGCCGTTTTTCCCGATAGTCGGGAACAAGTCTTCCGGTGCCGGCGGGTCATCCCAGTTTACGATGACGCCGCTCATCATGCGGTGGCTGGTGCGCGTGCGCCCATCACCACCCACGCCGCCTACAGGCCGCCAAATATACCAATGTATGCCAAAGTTCTGGCAGCGGGCCTGGGTCAGCTCTGTCTGGGTCATGGACGTCTGTGTCCTGGCGATGAGCTCAGCCCTGGCCCTGGTATGAGCCGGGAACATCTGCCGGATTTCCTCCGCAATATCCGAAGCCCTGCGCCCCTTCATCGCTTCACGTGCAGTATAAGCAGCCACGTCGCTGGCAATATCAATTGGAAGCGTCCGGATGAGAGCCGAATTTTCTGCCACTAAATCGCGCAATTTGCGCCCTGTCGGGCCTTGTAGCTCTTTCCGCAACAAATTATATAGCTCACGACTTCGGCCGTTTCTGGCGGCCGCCTGGCGCCATGTGCGCCCCTGGTCATCAAAGAGCCCCGTGACCATTTTTAGGGCCGCTACTTGGCAGACGCGCTGGAAGGTCTTAGTTTCAGCGATTTGTAGGAGCGTATTACTTATCGCATTTAGGTCTGATGTGTGCCCGACGTGTCGGATCATTTGCCTGGCCAATTCCATCAAGCTACGGCGGAAGGCCAGTTCAATTCTGCGTTTCGGTTCCCACAGGTGCTGCATACGGCCACGCCCTTTCTATCATTTATCCGAAGGAGATACGTTGGGAGCATCATGTTCAGATTCACTGTTTTTCGGCTCGCTTTGCCCTTCTGCGCCGCCAAATAGTCCAGCCATACCATTCATACCTTCGTTCGGGTTTTGAATCGTATCGTCGGCATTTTCGATATCTTCATCGGTGATGTTCGACCACATGCCTGTAATCTCGCTCTGTTGGCGTAACTCTTTCAACGCCGTGCGCTGGGATATCATGCCGGCCTGGAATGCTTTCGTTACAGAGTCGGTGTTCTTGCTGGCCAGGTCAGACATCTCATTTTCGTCCGGGCGGCGTACAGCGTTGAAGTCGTAATCGAAGTCGTCAGGAACGGCGCCAAGCGTCGATGTCATGATGATAGGCAACAGCTTATCTAAAACCGGGCGAAGTTCGGATTCCTGCTTTTCTTCGATAGTATCGTAGTAGTTCTGCATGTCCGACTCGCCCGTGGCATTCATGCCACTCGGCGACCGCCCAAAAAGTTTTGTCACAGGAGTTTCTGCGGCACCAGCCACGTCCATCATAAAACGGTCGTAGGCATCCGCAATGCCCCCGAAGGTGTACTGGTGCGTTTCGTAGCTGTCATTCTCGCCGAGCACCTGGATGCTGTTATTATTCATCATGGCATTCATGCCCTGAATCGTGTTGTACAAGTCCTGCTGGGCTTTCTGGCTGCCTGTAGCCAGTACCTGGCTCAGGCCTTCAACCTTCATGACACGCAGGTTGGCCATGAAAGTCAGCATGGCGATATTCCATGATACATTGTCGCGTTTCTTGAGTTCGTCGAAAATGTGCTCTATTTCTGACGCGCCCCAGTAGTTTTCGGCCAGCTGCTCGATGTAAGGGAGCGGCCGGCCGATGAACCGTAATATCCGGCTATGATGGACGCGCACGCCCCGCTCGATACTATCGCTGGTCAGGGTATAGGTGTCGGGAAGACCGAACTCCGGATCGTCGATGTCGTCCACCAGCTTATCGTCTGGGGATATACCGCTCCACCGATCTAGTACGAGCAGCCCTTTATAATCGCCCGGCATGATTTCGTCCAAGTTTAGCGGCTGGTCCAACTCATCTTCCTGCCCTTTGAGCATGATGAGCGCCCCGGCCCCACCATAGAGACGGCCGAGTTTCAACCCGTCTAGGATACGTGCCGTCGTCCGTGTCTTGCGGTCGGTCTGCATGACCTTCCGTATGGCGTCGGGAGCCAACTGTGACAGGATTTTATAGCCATTCTTACACATGTCTTCCGGAATCGTATCGATGATGCGCCGTACAATCCAGTGGGACCGATATAGGCTGTTTATGGTCTGCCAGTCCCAGGTGAACCGCGTCAACGGATACTGCGTGGATTCCAGCACATTGGGCATGAATACCCCGTTCCGCGTCAGCGGATTCTGGAATGCATCGTTCGTCTGTCGCCGTATGGGTTTCTTTCGTCTTTTCCTTGTCATTCTCTCAGCCTCCATTTGGCCACCATCGTCTTGCAGTAGTACCGAAGAGCATCCATGCTATGGTCACTCACCTTCAGCGGTTGCTCTTTCCCATTGGCCGCTGCTTTTTCATCCCATACATAGGTCTGGAACTCGGCCCATGTGTTAGTGCACTTACGGTTCAGCTTCAGCCGCCCCTGGCTAATCAACATAGCGGTTACTCGGATTCCATCGTTGACGCTGTTGTCCGCATCTTTTACACGGAACCCCTTGCCCTGGCACACCAGCTTGAACGAGGCGGCTGACGGGTCGATGATGATGAAGTCTGGGTATTCGTCGCCGATGAAATCAGCCAGATCGTCCGCGTACTGAGCATCTGTTTTCTGGCGTTGCATTGCCCGACTGTTCCAGTAGTATTCTCTATCTACCCAGATGGTTTCGCCATCGTCCAGGATGTCCAGGAACACCATAGGGTTCTTCGTCCCGTAGTCCACGGCGATGTATCGGCGGCAGCGGGACCGCATGGTCTTATTCAAGTCGTCGTCGTTGTAAAGCATCGCATCGGACACCATATCGTAAATCAGCCCTTCGGCCAGAACCCACATGCCAAGGATCATGCGCTTATACCACATACCGGAATAGGACCGGCGGATATTGGCTTTGTATTCATCAGGTAGATTGGGGTTGTCATCCAGCATGAAGTGTATGTCTTTGACAACTCCGTCGCGCAGCATCGCATCATTCGTGATGTATTCCTTGTACAGATAGTGCATGGGAGAATCGGGGTTCGTTGTCCCATACAGCTTGGCCCCTTTTATGCTGAGACGGTTCAAGAGCTGTTTAAAGAAATGCTCCGGCATCAGCGTCAATTCATCGCAATACGCCCCAGCCAGGGTCTTGCCACGAATGAATTTTTCTGAGCCTTCGTCCTTTGCCCCAACAACCTTGATGCGCCGCGAGCGAGTGTCTCCTTTGGATTCCCAGAAGACGTCCAGCTCTCCGGACTGGCGATTGTATTTGTAGTGGTTGTCGCCCAGGGTATCGAACAAATCATTCAGCACATTATCGTATACCGTGTCCTTGGAGACGCCGGTCATCAGCAAAAGTCCAGGCGGGCCGGTCATAATATAGTTGATCCATTTCGGTATCATGCTGACTGTCTTGCCAGAACGGACAGAACCCTCAAGAATCGTGATAAACGCATCCTCAGCAGGTGGTGTGCAAATGAAATCAATGGCCTTACGGCCCCACTTCTGAAATTCCATTAAGTACTGTCACCTCCATCCATGTGGTCATATTCTTTAGAGGCTGTCTGGATGGACTCAATCAACTGTTCCATCGCGGATTGGTCTTCATGAGTACCGCCGTTGATGGTTCCCGACTGTGCCACTTTTTCTTTGAGTTTGATTTCGCGTTCTTTCATGCGTATATCAGCTGATTCGCCCAGTGTATCCAACAACAGGCGCATCATCTGACTATTCCCTTTGCAAGCCGTACGTATCAAAGATCCAAGAACAGCATCGCTCACCAACAGACTATCGTCCGTGATTTGTGCAGCCTTCATGATTCCCGCTTTGAGATCTTTAGGTAAATCACTAAGGGGTAGAGAAATGGCCTCTTTCAGTATTAACCGGAGAGCCTTCTTACGCCGACGTGCCTTTCCACTATTGAGCCCTCCTTTTCGGCCGTTTTTCCGAGCTTCATCCGAGCTTCGAGGGTATAAATTTTCATGTCCCGTTGCCATGTCACATGCTCACCACCATCCTTGTTTTTAGGTATAAAAAAGAGCCGTCATCATGACAGCTCCCTATATATATTTGGCGGAAATGGATGGATTCGAACCATCGGGGCAAGACCGCCTTGCCCGGCTCCTTAGCAGGGAGCTGCCTTTAGCCATCTCGGCCACATTTCCATGGCTGGCAGGAGCGGAAGGACTCGAACCTTCAACAAATGGTTTTGGAGACCACTACTCTGCCGATTGAGCTACGCCCCTATGATAGATATGCCCCAAAAGGATAGGGCGGAGGCTGGACTCGAACCAGCCCAGATGGGTTTGGAAGCCCATGGCTCTACCAATTGAGCTACTCCGCCGTGCAGCGGCGCATGAGCAACAGCGCGCCGCAGTCTAAACTAAGGAGGTGCATATCATGTGACAGTGTGTGGGATGCGCAAGGGCAGCTAATGGACTGGTGCGTGACACGAGCCCCTCGCGTCATCCCCAACTCTCACGCTATTATCGTACCATGTTCCACCAACTTTTTCCGTATTCAAATATATTTTTTTCTGCGCGTTTCTGTCGAAAAACGACACGAAAAAAAAGTTATCCACAATTTTCATTATCCTTGTTACTGTCGATGAATACCAAGTGCGTCTGCATGGGAATGGATTCCTCGCCGAACATAGCTCCAGTCAGTCTCCGTAATGCCTTGCGTGCCTCGTTCCGGCAGTATGTCACACTGGCACCCGCAAAGCTGGCTGTAGCTTCCCAGGACCAACCTTCAATGTATCGGGCATTAATGATGCGATAGTCCACGGGGTTCGTCGCCTTCATCGCGTCCAAAGACCTTTCAAGTTTGCGTACCTTTGGCAGCATTTCCAGCAGATCATGATAGCTGTCTTCGAGCCGCTTTTCCAGGTCTTCCCGCCGAAAATATGCTCTCTCCTGCGGAGTATCTCCACTCCCACCTCCGCCTCCGGCAGTAGACATATCGGAGACTTTTGGAGCGGCCGAGAGTCTTAGCATCTCTTTGTAGTCCTCGATTTCCGCTTCGATATTGGCCACGTATTGTTTAAATTCGGTGTATCGAGTCAAATATTCTTTTACCAGCACAGTATAGTCGTTATGATACATAGCACCCTCCTTTATAACGTGAGCAGCAGACAGGCCTTATCGACCTGTCCGCTTTATAGGTTATCTATTCAAGTTTATGTCATTCGCGTCCTCGTTTCCTCGGCTGTTTGGCCTTACGCCGGAGCTTCTGCAGCTCATCGTAATCTATCCAGCCGGTATCGCTGTACTTGTAGGACATGGCCACCCATCGAAGTTCCAGATCTGGATACTTATATGCGAATAGTTTTCGCTTGAGCTGAGCGTCTTCCATGCCATACCCCTTTACATCGATGACGATTTTATGCCCGTCGTCCAGGATGACGAGGAAGTCGGCAATGTAGTACATCGGCCGGTATTTCTTGCCGTATCGCTCGCAGGCCGGCTGTAATTCGTACTTAGGGTGGCACTCAATATGGCGAAGCTTCCCTTCCTCCTTCAGCCGTTTCAACCTGCAGTAGTATTTCGCCTCCGTTCGGCTGTCGAAAGAGATGCCATCCACGATGACTTTCTTGCTGTTTATCTTACTCGCCATTAGCGCCCTCCCTTGTAGCGGTAGCCCTTCCTGGCCATTCTCTTGGCGTGCCGCACCCGGCTTTTTACGGCGTGAGTCCGACAAGAACGCTGCCAGCTTTTCAATCCGAAATAGTGCTTTGTCCCACCGGGGGACCATTGCCAGTAGCTTTTCGGTGATGGTCATGAATTGCTTTGTAAGCATTTTCATATTGATTTGGGGTATTGCTATTCTCATAATAACCTCCTTTCGCCTAACGATGTTTCGTGCGCTCAATTCGGCGCCTTACTTTCTCAATCAATTTAGCCTGGTAATCCATGATGTCGCTATAATCCCGCCAGTTCGGCTTCGCTTTCTTCGGCCGCGGGTCAGGGCTTACGCGAGTTATCACTACCGGACCGGGCTTGTACCAGTTCTTCATGGGTCCACCGCCTTACTTGAAAATCATGACGAGCAATGTCATGAATGCCGTAATACACACCAGCACATAGGCTATCAATATCATCCATGACAGTCTTTTCATTGTCTAATCACGCTCCTATTTCCCAGCCTTCATATCATCACTTCGCCATGTAATCTTCTATGATTTTCAAAATCTGTTCTTTTCTCCGTCGGATTCTTGTTTCGTATTCCAACGCAACTGCTTTATTGTTAAAGCAGTTTCTCATTGCATCGTTTAAACGATCGACGAATTCATCCTTGCATATCCGAGGTTCGGGACCGTAATCCCCAATATAATAATAAGCATCATCATTTTGGAGATGTAATGGCTTTTTAAATTCCTCAATCATCCGTTCGGCGGCTATCTTCACCCCTGTTTTAATGTTGAAGGTGTCATTCGGGTGACATCTTGCATCCCCATGTGCCACTACTCTTCCGGTGTTATTTTTTAAATCTATCGTCACTTTCCCGTATTTCGTTACGTCCATCGTAATATGCTGTCTATCGTAATCTCCGAGAGTGGTTTTAGTCGCTTCTTCAAGTAAGTTTAGTAAATGCGCCATAAAATATTTGCTTTCTTTCATTGTTTCATCGAATTTAATCGGCTTTTTAGCTGGATTCTGCCAGTTTTCAAACGTCCCAACGTCGTTATAGCTATTCAATAAACCAAACCGTATAGGCGATTGATTGCACGCATCTTTTACAACGCATGCAGTGCAAAAAGTAAGGCTTTCTGGTATCTCATCTTTTCGTAGGCGATCGGCAAAATTTTGCAAGTTATCATCTTGTAATTTGCAATATTCTTTCAAGGTATTTATGGCCATCTTGGCCATTTTATCGTCAATCATTTTTCCATCCCCTTATTTCCCGTTGACTAAATCTTTGAGCTGTTTGCCCGCTTTGAAAGCCGGCGTCTTAGATGCTTCAATCTGAATCGGTTTGTTAGTGCGCGGGTTGCGGCCTTCGCGTCCCTTGCGGTCACGTACTTCAAAAGTGCCAAATCCGATGATCCGTACTTTATCGCCTTTCGTAAGGCTGTCGCTGATAGTGCTGAATACAGCTTCTACTGCTTTTTTAGCATCTTTTTGGGTAAGTTGCGCTTGATCAACTACGGCTGCGACTAATCCTACTCTGTTCATCATTTTGGTTTCCTCCTAGTTTCTAAAATGGAATTTCTTCGTCGGCTGGGGCTTCGTGCCCCATGGCATCAAATCCACCATTCTGAGACGGTGCTGCGATAGTGCCGTTCCCTTCCCGGGGTTCGATGAATTCGATGTGGTTGACCATTACTTCCGTTGTATAGCGCTTATGGCCTGTCTTATCGACATAGCTGCCGGTTCGGATTTCCCCTTCTACCAGCAACCGATTGCCTTTGAAGACATACTGCTGGATTACCTCGGCGGTCCGCCCGAAGGCCACACAATTGATGAAGTCGGCGTCTTGCTTTTTGTCTTTCCTCTTGGGACGATTCACGGCCAGGCTAAAGCGTACGACAGCCATCCCGGATTGAGTCGCCCGACTTTCCGGATCCCGTGTCAACCGACCCATCAGCATTACTGTATTCATGCGTCGGCCGCCTCCTTTAACTTGCGGAAGCAGATATATTGTTTAGCGCTTACATAGACCGGCTTCCTTGATAAAAGGGCCGACGCAATTTCGCTCTGGCACCCTTCGCTGCACAACCAATCACCAGTCATGATGACTCCGTCGCACCGGTCCATCAGCTCCAGCGTCTGCAGTAGGACGTCAGAATAGGCAAGGTTCGCGTCGTCCACCGGCCGCATCGCATCCAGTGGTGATAAAAATACCGTGTCTGGATACAGGCTGGCCAGGATTTTCGTAATCCTTCGAGCGTCCTTGCGGTTTTCTTTTTCATTCCCTGTGTAGGGGTGTGATATGTACATGACTTCCATGATTTCCTCCCTTCCTTCTATGACCAACTAATCAAAATTTCCTGCGGATTGATGGCTACTTTGTAACCCATGCCGTCGATAGTCTGTGCGACGGCAGCATCTACGGCAGCATCCCCACTTTTTGCAATCGTTGCGTAACATTTGCCATTTTGGCAGGCCTGGTCGATGACTGCCCGCACTTTTTCCATACTCATGTCAATCACTCGAATCCCTTCTTTCTTTTTAAAATTTATGAGCCAGGCTCTTCTTTGAGGCCATGAAATAGCCATAGGAGATTCCACGTTCGCGTGCTTCCTGCTCGGCTCTGCCGAGCGGAGATAGACAGCGTTTGGGTGGAACGTAGTGCTCAACCCCGCATTTCCGGTATCCCTTCTGCGCAAACCGTTGTTTTCGGTATGCTGCCGTGACGGATGCCAGCAACGTCCGGCATCCCTTGGAGCAGGTCGTATAGCTCCCATACCCCTTGGGAATTGGCCGCCCGCAAACCAGACAGCATTTTTCTCTTCCGGTGACATGGTGTTCGAGCCGGTATGTATACCTGGCCAAAATTCACGCCCTACAATCGTCGCAGAGCGTCAGTCGGGCCGTCTTGGACCCGTGAGGTTCAATTTCCCCACCGCAAAGGCGGCACGTTTTTCTAGAAATCATTGTGTCCATCCTTTCGTAACTTGCTCTATTTTTGTCCTATTTTCCCATCAGTCGCGTTTTTGTCGTCTGCTCGATAAATTTTATCGTGTGGTTTTTAAAATCCAGTTTAAACGGCTTATACGCGTTTTTTACTGCATCCGATAATCGGGGGCTGTCATCGTAATCGCTGTCGTCATTTCAATTAGACGGCTGATGATACGCTGTCCCAGGCGATCCACCAAATCAGCCGTGCTGTAATTGCTGGTGATGATCGTCGGAAGTTCCGCTTCATACCGGGCGTTGATAAGTACGAAGAGCTGTTCCCGGACCCAGTCGCTGGGCTTTTCGCTGCCCAAGTCGTCCAGGACCAGTATGTCTACTCTTCTGGCACTATCGACGATGGCCTGTGAGGTCCTGGCGGCATCCGGGTTGTCGTATCCCCGGCGGATGCTCTGTAATAATTCCGGCGTAACTACAAACATGGCGGGCACCCCTTTCCGGGTCATGGTGTTGACGATGGCCGCTGCCAGATGAGTCTTCCCGCAGCCGTACCGGCCATGGATGCGCAGTCCCCGGTGATGCGGCTGATAGCTCCTGCAAAAATCAAGGCAGGCTTGGTAGGCCACCTCCGTCCCCGGAACCTTCCGGAAGGTCTCGAAGGTCCGGTTCTGGAATCGCCGCCCCACCCCGGACTGGTACGTCAGGCGGTCGATGCGCCGCTGCTGCAGATACGCCCGCTCTTTGGGGCACTGCCTGGCGGTCAGTACGTAAGCACCGTGATAGTAGTCAATGCCGATGCATACGCATTCTGCGGCCTGCTCCCGAACCCTCGTGCAATGCTGGCACTTCTGCCGCTGCTTGACGGCATCAAGGATATCTGCTGCTGACGCCCAGGCACGGTCCGGGTCGTAGGATATGCCCAGCTCATGGCAGGCCTCTTCAAGTTCCTGGCTGGTATGTGTCATCGTATTGCGACCAGTCGATTTCATCTGCTTCTGGATCCGGCGAATCCGCATTACGATTTCTGTTCCCCGTATGTCTTCCATTTCGTCTCCCCTCCTTTACATAAGCTTTCTTAGGATGATTCCAAGGATCTGACACCCCGCGCTTGCTCCAATTCCTTAAAATGCCATCAACATACTTGATGGTATACGCTCGTTGCAGGGCGGCTTCTTCTATGGCCTTGGTCAACCATTCAATCCCGTACTCTTGGCACATATCCAACAACAAATCTTTTTCGGCTTCATTTGCAATGGGATGAATGTTATTTTGATACGCGTCAATCGCCATTTTCCAATTACTACTACTACTCTTTTTATCTATACTCTTATCTCTATACTCTGTAGGACATTTTGTCCCATTTTCGGTGGACATTTTGTCCCAAATGTCCCGTTTTGGGACGCTTTGTCCCACCTCTGTCCGGGACACTTTGTCCGCGTCGATTTTCGTGTCCTTTTTTGTCCCGGACACACCATGGGACATTTTGTCCCGTGAAATGTCCTCTTTTTTGTCCCCTGCGGCCGTGAGTGCCAGGACCTTTTTCCGAGCCCGATAAGCCCGTTTGCGCACGGCTTCTTTCGATGCGCTGCGGCTACCGACCATGGATGGAACGGCGGGGAGCGTAATCGTTCCCCAGTCATCCACTTCAATCAGTCCCAGCTTCGTAAATAAGCGCATGGCAACCATCACCGTGTCGAGCGAAAACCGCGTCTGTTCGGCAATTTTCTTGGCATTGTAGGGGATGATCATTTCCCCTACATGCCGGACCAAGACGCCGTTATTGTTGGCTGACAGTAAGCAAAGTTGCAAATAAAGTACGATATACTCACAGCCGTTGTCTTGGTCCTTCAGCCAGTCAATGGTATCCTGGTTGAAGAAGTCCATATTCAGCTTTATCCAGTAAAATAGATCTGTACCCATGCTTTATGCTCCTTGTGCGTTCGGTTCTCCATTATCTCCGAACAATTTCATTTGAGCCCGGTCGCCGCGAAGATACTTCTGTGCTTCGCTTTCGACGGTCCAAAGCGCCTGTACGGAGTCTTTAGTCAATGCCGTGCTTTCCTGGGCATCTACTTCGTCCTGTGGGCACTTCATCCGCGGTGTATTGATGGATACGCAGGTATCCTTGGATGGCAGTTTGAGCTTGGCGCTGATGACGGCACTCATGGCCCCGTCGTTGGCATACTTGAAAGACACCCCATAAGGGATGAGCTTGTTTTCCACCGATACCGGAAGTTCCAGAATCTGGCATACTGAAGGCGCCAAATTCTGCAGGGCTTCATAGAATTCAGGGGAGGCCTGTTCCCGGAAAGAGGCGATGAAAACAGCATCGGAATTGTCTTCTTTTTTCTTGTAGGCAATGTCGATTTTGCCATCTTTTTCAAAATACTTTACGCGGTCAATCTGAATTCCTTTACTCATGGTTTACCCCTCCTTTATTTATCGCCCTGGAAATCAGGGCTGAACATATCTTCATCCTTGAACCCGTCTTTGACTTCCCCGGTCTGCGGATCTACCCCACTGGGTGCAGGATCATCAGCCGGCACGCTTTCCGCTTCCGTGTCGATGGTGACGGTTTCATCGGCTTCGTCGGCCATGTGCTCAGAAATGGTGGACTTGATGGTTTCGTCTGTAGCGATGGCCCGGACGAATTCCGTCTTGATGGGCGCATACTTCAGGACTTTCTTGATGACCGTCTTTTTGGCCATCTCATCAAAATACTTGCTCCAGGGGGAGTAGGAAGAACTGAATGACTGGCTCGTTTTCTTGGCATGCTGGATAATGTCGTCCTTACTCATGACCTCGAAACCATACCCGCCGTTGGTCATGTGGAATACGGCATAGTACATGATGACTTCGCCGCGGTCCTTAATGGCCGGAACATGGCGGAGTTTCGGGTCCAGCCCGTATTCGTATTCAAACAGGTCATTTTCATATACTTCGTGCGCCTGGATGTCCTTGATGTCGCCGCTCCGATATGCCAGGTCAATCAGCCCTTTATACCCGAGCTGGAACTGGCATTCCAGTTTTCCCTTGTTGCGATAGGGAATCAGATAGGCCTGGCCGATGGGAGTGTTCGGTTCTACCCCGAGCTGGGCGGCCTGCATCATGGCTCCCAGGAAGCTCCCCGGCGTGCACTGCTGTAACTGCTGGTTCGTCGAAAGGGCCGTGAAGACCATCCTCGTGAAGCGTTCTGGTGTCAGTACCGACGGCAATGCCTTCTTAATCTGCGGCCCCATGGCCTTGATGAGCCCTTTGAGGCTCGTATCTTTCTGCTGCATCTGCTGTACCTGTGCAGTCTTCTTCGTAAGTCCACCTTTGATGTTCATAAATGGTTCCTCCTTTTATTTGATGGCAAACCGGCGGCTTGCCTTGCCAACGGTAATAAATCCTTTGTCGCGCAACGTCTGGTAGATGTCCGGCGCTTCCTTCTTGAGCTTGGACAAAGAGCAGGTTTCCCTGGGATTGGTCGCTTTCCAGGTGACCCGGTAGTCTCCCACCGTACCGACTTCCGCTTCGCCCAGCATGTCTTTCAGCTGGTTTTCACGGAGCGTAATCTGAGCTTTCAGCTGGTCCAGGATTTCCTTGTCCCCGCGCAGGTCGTCGATGATCTGCACCGCATCATCCGGCAGGACGATGGATTTATCTTCCCCGTGATACTGGTCAGCCAGGGCCTGGGCGCAGGATACAGTCCCATCAATCGGCGGGGCCGTATGCGTTTGCACGAGGCTCCAGAATTCCCGTTCTGCCGAAATCAGTTTCTGTATATCGTCCTCGTTCCGGGGAACAACCTTATATGTAGAATCGTTCCCACCGATGAGTACGGCGATATACCAGCGGTCGGCGCCAGTCACGGCCATATAATGCAAGCATTGGCAGTAATAGGCGACCGGGATTTCATCGCCCTGCCATTCCTTATAATGGCGGACACCGGCGGTCTTGATTTCCAGACCGGCATTTTCGCCGACAACTTCCCGGTCGACATTGGCTAGCATGAACGGGAAACTCCGGTTCTGCAGCGTGCCTAGTTTACGGACTTTCTTGCCGGTCGTTTCCTGGAACCAGTCGGCAATGTTCGGTTCGTTTTTTTGGCCCCAGTAGATGTACGGGTTGCCAGACAGGTCCGTCGGGACAGCCTGCTTCGTCTTTTCCAGCCAGAGCTGATATGGGGATTTGTAAGCGTTATATCCCAGGATGACAGCCGCATCACTGCCGCCGATACCCATGTTGCGGGTCTGCAGCCATTTATCATGGTCCTTTTCGGCATCCCGGACCGACAGGATCAAATCACAATTACGATAAGCCATGGTTTTTCTCTCCTTTTTCTGTTATAATGAAATCGAACTTTTTGGTATGTGGCCGTTGTCTGGTGGTGCAGACAGCGGCCTTTTTTAGTACCTGATAATCAGTCGTTGGCCAGGCCTCAGGGTGCATTCGTCGTCCAGGTTGTTGTTGATTTCCAGCTGGTATACGACTTCCCTGATGTCCATGCCCTGGGCATCTGCGACCGGCCGGGCAATATCCCAGACCGTTTCGCCGGGTTCCACGACATGGACGGCAGCCGTATCATTGGCGATGGTTTCCGCGTCGACCCAGGGTGTGGTGCTGCCGACATACATCCCGACCCCGAAGGCGGCCACAAGGGCTAGCCCCATTCGGACAACCTGAAACTTGGGCTTACGTTTTGGCTCTGGCCCATGCTCGTAAATCTTCATTGTCTTCATGTGAATCCCTCCTTCTTTCGTATTCAAATTGGCTCATATCAGCCGACAATCGGCTAATGAAGGTCCGGCACCGTTCCAGCTCTTTCTGGGTACGTGCCAGCTCATCTTGGAGTCGACGCCATTCAAATGGGCTGTGCGTCCAATCAGATGAGTCCATGCCTTCGAGCTCAAGGATATTTTTCATGCTGTACTTGACCCCAGGGAGCTTGAGCCGTTTCAGCAGGCCATCCTGCTCCATTTTGGTGATGGCGGTACGGCAAAGCCCCCAGCGTTCCATCAATTCAGTGATCGAAATAACCGGCTTCATAGGGAACCCTCCTTTCAATCACATCTACATTTTCTATTCCCCGTCATGCTATAATGAATCCAGAAGGGAGGTGTTTTTAGTGGATTGGTATTACCTTTTAATAATTCCTGCTTACAAGCTTGTCGTAAATGCCGTTAACTGGTGTCGTCTCAATCGCCTTGAAAATCAATATTATCTATGGTTAAAAGATTATACTGACTTTGCACATCTGGCTGAAAAACGACAGCTGTTAAAAAAATTAATGAAAACAGCCAACGTAGCAGATGCTTACGTTAATCGCACCCAACCAATGGGGTTTGGGATAATTGCCAGCGGAAAATGTAATGTTTTTGAACAGTTTCCTTCAAATGAATCGGATATTGTAAAAATTACGCTGTACAAAATCTCCGAAGCTCGTGGCGTGTTTAAGGCAAACTTTTGGGAAACATTTAATCCACTTTATTGGATCCAATTCGTTCTCTTCCTTCCTAAAAAGATGTTGACCTATTTAGGGACTAGCCCTGATTTTGTTATCACCAAACTATGCCAGTTGATATGGTGGATCGCCGGGGCTAGCGTTTCGGCTTTAAAGATAATGTATCCTGACTTTTTCCCGACAGTTCTTCCACAGCTTTTACATTCCATTGCTCAACTATTTTAAATTTCTTTAATGGAATTTTTCCTTCCCTTAACATGGCCATGGCCAGTTCTGCATCCTCACGGGATGTATAGGTTTCTTCTGTTCGAATAAAATACTGAATCCCTGCCGGTTCATTTGATACTCTCTTGTTTCTTAACCAGGAGAGTATTTTTTTCATGATCATCCATGCCGCCTCCTTTTAGTGCCCCGCTTCCTGGTCGCCATCTTTCAGCAGTTCGAGGATGTGATGGCCCCAGAGAAGCTGATAGCCGCTGTGCCCGTTTCCGTGGGTATACGGGACGCGTTCGCAGTATGGCTTTCCGGCTGCGGTAGGCGCCCAATCATTGCCAACTTTTTCTTGCAGGCCTTTATCCTTCAGCATGGCGTTAACCCGCTGCGGACTTGGGTTCCCCTTGCTGTTCAGGATGCCCAATTCCCTGGCAATCATCGTCGGTGTTAGCGTCGACGGATTGCTTTCTGACGGGATGAACTGTTTCAGTGGTGTCATATCGACGCCGTAGGCTTTTCCGACCATCTGCATGGCCGCGGTCATGGCCATTGGCTTCTTGACTCCGAAGGTATCGGCGATCATGGCTGCCGTGTCGGCCGCATCCTTTACCGCTGTCTTGATCATCCGCGTCCGGTAATGCGGGTTCGGAGTTACTTTAGGAAGCTCGTACTTACCTGTCTTCCGCAACGTCGGCAAAATGTCTGCTGTCACCCAGTGCTTGAACTGCTTCGCCGTCGGAAGTTTGCTGGAAAGGATCAGACTGTAAAGGCCGGATTCATTGATAATGGTCATTTCTTGCGCTCCACCAAGGGTGTCACATTTCGTTACCCCCTTGTCTTCGTCGTCAACATGGTCGTTAAGGGCCTTGCGTGTGTTGGCATATCCAAGCGCCACTGCTACATCTTTGCCGACGAACCACGGCTCTCCGCCTATCGTTAGCGTCCTTACTTGCCCGAATTCCGGGCTATTGAAAATTTTTAGTTCATTCATGTTTAGTCCCTCCTTTATTCCTTTCCCCCTCCGTTGAACCATGCTATGATGAGTACGGAAGGAGGTGATTACTATGACAAGTTATATAGATTCAACTTATTGTGGTTATTGCCCACAAGCCCTGGCAGAACGAACAATTGGAATTCGTTTTGCTGAGGTTGCTTTCATCGGGCAGCCAACCAATGAATACAAGAAAATGCTTTTTGACTGTCCCGATGCCGAGGTGTGCCAGCACCTCGACGAATATGGGCGATGTCCACTTTTCGTTGAAGCCCCCAATCATCCCTAAATGTCTTTGAAGAAGTTCCTGAAGTATTCCTTTGCTCTATCACTGGAATTCTTCAGGAATTTTTTTATACGGGAATCCGCCGACTTCCAGGTATCCGTATACTGCCGGGCCTAAATCTACGCCCGTGAAATCCATAAGCAGTTTCCCGATTCGTTTATCGTTGGTCGGTTTTGCATCATCGTTAAAGCAGTTATACTTGCAGAACCGGCATCCTGCGAACGGGGTATCCGTAAACAGGTACGACTGCAACATTCTGGCGATGCAGTGGGCATCCATTTCATCTAATTCAAGTTTCTTCTGTTCCTTCATGTTCGGTCCTCCTTTATTTCAACGAAATCAAGAATTACTCTTCAAGGTGCTCTCCAAAGCTTTATGCAAATGATTAGCTAATTGTTCAATTGATTCACAGGAAAGGTCATCAAGTGCCAGCTCGGTGCCCTTTGCTTCGATAACATCTTGCCATGTTCCAGGAATAACGCGAGATAAGGGCAACTTGATAACACGAATAGTTGCAATTTCCCTTGTTTTTTCTTCAATAAGATGTTCAATAGGTCCGGCGTATGATTCCGCTATACTTTCATAAAGAAACAACATGCTATCAGAGATACTACGTGATAAGCTCCCTTCCAGGTCTATTACGTAGTATTTTTGTTTGTTCAAACTAATGCTTAATACATAAACCGTTCCCTTTTCGTCCTTTGCCATGCTCCCGCCTCCTTCTCTTAGTCAATTCCTGTCCAGCCTTTATTGGCTGCATATTCGTCAAGATCTTGTTGGGCTTCGGCCAATGTCATGCGCAACATCATCTGTTTCATCCGATGCCAACCGCCACCGGGTGTACGCTGATAGCAAAGTGCGTATGGTTGACCGCCGATAAGCGGTATAGCTCGATAATGCCAGCCACGGCTGTCTACGTATTCGTTGTAATGTTTCATTTTCTCATCTCCCTTAACTTCTACTGATAAGTAACAGAAATTCCAGAAATGTCATGTGCTCTTTGAGCATCCCGGTGTAGTAAATCCAGTACTCGATGCCCAGGGCCGCAAGTGCGAACAGCACGATGGCCATAATTTTTAGCTTCATGTTCTCTCCTCTTTTTGCTATACGTCAGCTATTTAACATATACAGCGAGACACTAAGCGCGCCACATGCAACTAGTAATGAAACAAGTGAAATAATTAATACAATTAAATCTTGATGCTGCCTCAGAAGTTCTTCTCGAGTCATGCTCTTGCATGGCTCTTTTCTTTTTGTGTCCATATTACGCGCCTTCCTTGTAGGCGTCAGTTAGCTGAAGCCGTCTTAAGTAAGATTTTTGAAATAGGTTGACTAAGTAAGCCGTTTCGTTAGGTGTCATTTCTTGCCTTCCTTTCGGTCACTTCTTCCGCTGCGCGTTATATTCGGCCTGGGCTTTTTTGTCGGCAACCAACGCATCTGTAGCTTCTTTGCACCACATGGCGATAAGCCGCTGCGTAGTATCCGGGTCATAGGTAAGACTGAGGACGTCGAAAATAGCGCTGCTGTATCCGAGGGCCACGTTCAATCTGCGTTGTGCGTCATCTTCGGTATACCCGCTGTTACCGAATTTCGCTTCATAATCAGCGTGAAGATAATCAACCCAGCGATTCTTGAAATTGGTTTCGAGCTTTTTCATTTCCTTGTTCGTCATGATGATCCTCCTTTCGTATCCCCTACCATGCTATAATTGTCATGAAAGGGAGGTGATTGTGATGAGTACAAATACTAATAGTTTCGACGATTTGATCAATTCATTAAAAAAGCTTGAAGATAATGTTCATCGTCTAGAAGGAACCCATACTGTCAGCTTTGACAAGTTATTTACAAAAACTTTTATGGAAAAGCATACGGATTGTTCTTCTTTTGATGAATTCTTAAAAGCTGGAAACTTTGTAGTAGATTCACAAGAAGATTTCGAAGCTATTCCTGATGACGTATGGGACCAATTTGTTTCACACGCTACTGATTTCGATTCATGGGATGATATGCTTAAACAGGCAACGAATGATTATCTTTCTTCTGAACTTTCTTTGTAACAGCTTCGTCCCCAACAATCACATCAACATTTGTTTTACCGGTCACTTTTAATCTGAAAGGGCAATCAGGCAATGGTTGCCCTTTTTTCACATGCAAAGAAGCTTTCAGTTCACTCTTCTTCTGTTCCATGTTCTCACTCATCTCCTCTCGTACGTCAGCTATTTAACATATACAGCGAGACACTAAGTGCTCCACAGGCGACTAATAGCGCTGCGATTGAAATAGCCAATACAATCAAATCGGCCTTAGCTCGGTTCTGAGCCGTGCCCCCGCATGGCTCTTTTTCTTTGGCTTCCTTCATGTTCGGTCCTCCTTTATTCCAACGATGCGCCGAGTTTTTCTTCTACTTCATCGGCCCAGCCGCGGACAACATCTGTCGCTTTGCTTTGCTTCATAGACGCTTCCAATGCGTCCCCAATTGCGTACATATAACCGCAGGCAATATTTGCAAATTCCTTTGCGCCTTCTTTAGTCCAGCCGTTTTTGCCTTCCTTTGCCCACTGCTGTACGCAGATGGCCTGACCCCAGCGTTGCTGGAACCGGGATTTCAAAAGTTCCTTTTCCTTGCTCGTCATGCTGCTGCCTCCTTTTATAAAAACCTTTCCATATCACTGGCGTCATACGCGTCTACGGCGCTGATTTTATCCACCAGCTCGCCGTCGTTGGCATTGATGACGGCCAGGTAAACGCCGCCGCCAAAGGTGCGCACCAGATAATTGTGCAAATCTGCGAAAGTGAGGTTCCCGCCTTTAGGACTTCGGAACGACTGCATCATAGTTCCGGTACAGTCCCGGGTCGGCTCCATGATTAGCTTCGTCATATCACGCGCCTCCTTAAATGTACATTTTGTACATTTTTATGGTAAAAAAATAGTGTCAACAGTTTCACCCAAAGCCTTGGAAATTCGTAGAGCTAATTTAAAGGACGGGGTTCGCTGATTAGCTTCAATAAACGCTATATACCGCTGTGATACCCCGGTTTTATATGCCAGTTCTGTCTGGCTTAATCCTTTTTTCTGCCGATATTCCTTAATTCTGTTTCCCATCATATCACCTCCCTCGCCTTCTTATGTACAAATTGTACAGTACATTTTGTAGATTGTCAAGTCCTATTTTGTTATAATATGAACATACAGTACAGTAATGATAAGGCGGTGATTGTATGAACGGAAAACGATTAAAAATGTTACGTGAAGAAAAAGGATTGACGCAAAAAGACCTAGCTGAAAAGCTTTCATTGACTCCAAAAGCCATTTCCTTTTATGAATTAGGCTCTCGTGAGCCATCAGGAGATGCTTTAATACGTATGGCACATATACTGGGAACGACTACAGATTATTTATTAGGTAATTCGACCACAAAAGAAGCGGATCAGAAAGTAGGCCGCGGCGTCCGCATCCCGGTCCTGGGTCGCGTCGTGGCCGGCATCCCCATCGAAGCCGTGGAAGAGATCCTGGACTACGAGGAAATCACCCCGGAACTTGCGGCAAGTGGCGAATTTTTTGCATTAAAAATCCGCGGCCACTCGATGGAACCGCGGATGATGGAAGGCGACGTCGTCATTGTCCGCCGGCAGGATGACGTAGAGTCAGGAGATATCGCCATCGTTTTGGTCAATGGCAACGAGGCCACCGTGAAACGCGTGAAAAAGCAGGAAGACGGCATCACCCTAATTGCGAATAATATATCCGTATACGAACCGCATTACTACTCCAATAAAGAAATCGAAGAACTACCGGTTCGGATTCTGGGCAAAGTCGTCGAATTACGAGGAAAACTATAACGAAAGGCGTGGCCTCATATGCTAAACTCAAAAACGAAAAAGATTTTTATTGGTATAGCTGCTTTGTTGACGTTAATTGTTGCAGGATTAGTATATTATGAATGCGTGTATACAAAAACACCACAATACACTATGAAGATTTTACAAAAAGCAGTAGCAAATCATGATATAAATACGGTATATCAACACGTTGATGTCGATAAAATCCTATATAAATCCATTAATGAAACCATTCAAAATGAATTTATAAATAACCCTCAAGTAAAAAACAGCGAATACTCTAAAGCAGCTAAAGCATTAGCCGATATAGCACTACCAATGATGATTTCCAATGCTAAACAAGATATTAATGATTTGATAGCTGGTAATGCAGTGAAAGAAAAATCTATTTTAGGCCCGATTTATGACAATAAAGATTCCCTTTCAATTGAAATCAACCAAACTAAAAAAATATCAAACAATAACGCTGAAATACAAATCACTGTAACAAACAATAAGCGTTATACTTCGGTTCCTCTTCTATTAAAGTTAAATAGATTGCCGGATAAAACGTGGAAAGTATTTGATATTGATGGGATAGAAAAATTGAGTTGGTTATAGTAATGAAACAGCAATACTAGATTTGCTATAGGAGAGAAATAGGGTGATGGTATGAAAAAAATTTTAGTGCTAATTGGATTACTATGGAGTATTGCGTTACCTTGTTTTGCTACATTTTTAGATGATTCTCCTGAAAGATACCATAAAGTGTTTTCTACAATAAATATGTCAGCCTATGTAGATGACAACAGTGTTATGGTTACCCGATATGACCCGCCCTTCTATATTATTCAGGCCGATATATATAATGCTTGGTATGAAAGCGAAATTGTATCTAAAATGAAATGTCAATATTTCTACGACTATGATACTAAACAGCACTTTACAACTTTTACGCCGCCTCAGAAGTTGACGAAGCTAGTTTACACAAGGCCTGAACTAAGTCCGTTGGATTTTTTGCGGT